GCTCAGCTGGATGGTGAAGTCCCCGTTGGCGTTGGTCTGGACGTTCCACACGCCGGAGCGGATGCGGTCGTCGAGTTGGGCCTTGGTCACAGCGTGGCCGGGCTGAGTGGCGGCGGCGGCGAAGATTGCCCCGGTGTCGTCGCGGAGCGCGACGCTGTTGGGGATCACGCCGTTCGCCAGCCGGTCGTCGAAGTAGGCCTTGGCCTCCTCGCGGGCCGCGATGTCGCCGTCGAGCATCTGCAGGCGCGTCGGCACGTGGTTGCTGGCCGTGGCCGGCATCGCCCGCAGCCGCCCCTGGTCATCGCGCTTGGCGATGGTGCTCGGGTCCTGCCAATCCGAGGCAAGCGGCTTCCACACGGGCGAGCCGCCACTGAGTAGTCGCAGGTAGTCGATGCCCTTCCAGTGCGCCCGTGAGCCCATCGGGGCGCTGGGGGGCAGCGGGGCGTCGTCAGGGACGGTGAAGTGTGGGCCGATCCGGGAGAACAGCAGCCGGACCGTTGCCTGCGACAGGGCCTGCCCGGGCTGGCGGGTGACCGCCCACAGCGGCAGATCCTCGACTCCCGGCGGAGCCGCGTCGTAGGCCGGCAGACCCACGTTGGTGCCCGCGATCCGCACCAGCCGGCACGGACCCGGGGTGCCCGTGTACGTCGGGTCGTAACGGACCGCGACGATGTCAGTGCGCGCCGTGCCGGTCGCCGCGGGAATCTCCACACCCTCGGCCTCACCGGCGTTGATCCGGTGGAAGAACCCACCCACCCGCGACAGCGACGGCTGGGAGTCCGACCCGACCTGCACGACGTCGGAGTTCGTGGGCAGCGTCACCCGGTACGCGGACCCGTCGAGGTCGCCGTAGACGCCCGGCTCGTCACCGAACAGGTCCCGCCAGTCCACGTCGGAGAGCTGACGCTCCTCCTCGGTGCCCTGGGAAACCGGCCCTGAGCGCTGCGCCATCTACTTGCTCCTCTGGATCGCTGTCACCGCACGCAGCGCCTTCGCGGCCTGGGCTTGGGTGCGCTTGGTGGGCGCGTCGGGGGTGCCGACGACGAGGTCGATGGACTCGGTGGGCCCGCTGCTGCCCGCCTGGACGGTGGTGGTGACCTGGCGGACCTTCTCCGAGGCCGGGTCCAGGCCGGGCAGGTCGTAGCCGACGATGTCGCCGACGACGAAGTCCCGCCGGTAGGCCAGGTCCGGGCCGAGGACCGGGGTGAACGACACGCTGACCGGGCCGGCGCCGGAGGCCAACGCCTCAGCCCCCGCGCGGGTCATCTCCGCAGCGGCGTCCGCGCTGCCCGGCTCCACCTGCCGCTGGTCCACGACGGTTTCGGCGACGTGGTTCCACAGCTCCTCGGCCGCAGTGTCGCGGACCTGCAGGAAGATGCGCTCGGCGAGGTCCCCGCCACCGGCGACCAGCGCCCGCGTCGTGGTGGGGATCCCGAGCTCGTACTCGAAGCCCGACACGATCCCGGCGGCGGTGGACTCGGCGGACCCGAACCGGACGTCGTCGGACAGGTCGCGGGCCGCGGTGATCGCGAGGTTCAGCCACGGGCCGGTGACCTGCTCGGCGTGGCCGATGGTGACGCGCAGGTTCCCCGCCTCGGCGAGGGACTGCACGAGGACCCCGACGTTGTCCAGGCGCCCGGTGACCTGGGTGCTGCCACCGCGCCCCTGCGTGGCGGGCAGCCACAGCCGCTCCAGGCGCCGGTCTGTGAGCGCCAGGTCGGCGAGGGTGGCGCGCAGGTAGTACAGGATCAGCGTCTCCACGGCCCCGGTCTGGGTGTCGTAGGCCGCGGGGAACGTGCCGATCGTCGGGCCGATGACCGTGGTTCGGCTTGGCAGGACCACGCGCCCGCCGAGGCGGAAGAGGTCTGAGGCGAACGTGACGACGAGGTTGTCGATCGGGCGCCCGTCCTCGTCGCGAGCGATCCTGTGGACGTTCGTGACGATCCCGGAGGCCACCTGCTCGCCGTCGCGGTCGAGGATGCACCCCGACCCCGGCCCGAACACGCTCAGCGCCGACGCCGGGCCCTCGACCACCCACGTGTCGTTGGTGTTCAGCCGCTCGACCAGCGTCAGCTTCGTCCACCCCGAGATGGGGTCGTGAAGGCGGGTCAGGTCCGCCTCACGGGGGATGACGTCCCAGGCCGCGCTCACCACAAGGACCGATGCCCAGCCCGCCAGGACAGGCGCAGCAGCGTCGACGTCGTCGCACCCGGCGCCGTCACGTTCAGCACGTTCACGCCCGGCACGAACGGCTTCAGCACGCTCCCGCGCGCCACCCGCCCCGCCGCCAGCTGGCCGTTCACCCGGATGCTCTTAGAGCGCGGATCGGTGACCAGGCGCATCGTCTCCCCATCAGCCAGGCCACCCGGCACCGACACCGACCAGCCCGTGTCCATCGAGCCGGTGAAGGAGTCCATCGGACCCACCAGCTCCAGCACCGGGAACACCGGCACCGAGGAGTTCACGTTCACCTGCATGTTCGACCCGATCACCGTCGCCCCCGACAGCGCGAAGGGGAACGGGGCATCGGACCCCCCGACCACCCCGATCACCGGGCGACCACCACTGGCACGGGCGGACTCCACCGACCGGTCGGTCAGGTCACGGGCGTAGGGGTCCAGGGCAGTCGCCTTGAGCCCGAACTTGCGCCAATACGTGCCCGACTCGCTGCGCCCGTCCGCACCCTCCAGGCCCTCCCGGTAGATCACCACGAGCTCGCGCACGCTCGTCGGCGTCACCCCGACGAGCCGGAACTGGCCGACCATCGGGTCCACCAGGCCGCGGACCTGCTCGAGCATCGCCAGGTGGTTCACGGGGCCCGTCTTCGACGCCGTGAACATCGGCACGAACACGTCCCGCTCGCGCACCCGCACGCCCTGCAGCACCGCCCCGGCCACCCCGGGGGCCGACCCGAGGGCCACCTCGAACGGCGGCATCTCCAGGCCGGTACTGCCGGCCATCCGCCACCAGCCCGTCGACCCGTTCAGCTGGATCCGCTTCGTGCCGTCCATCGACTCAAGCGACAGGACCCGGATCGTGACCTGCGGCGCCGGCTCCGGGGGGGCAGTGCGGCGGGCGAGGAACGCGTGCGTCACGGAACCTCCTCGTCACCAGGCCGGGGCTAGCGCGTCGGCCTCGGCCTGCCGCTTGAGGACCTCGCGGGCCAGGTCTTCCTCGCGGGTGCCGTAGTTGTGCATCACGAGCTGACGGCCACCTCCCGCCGGGCCGGAGCCCTGTCGCTCCAGAACCTCCACGAGCCGGTCGAAGGACTCCGTCTGGCGTGGGGAAAGGACCCGCTCCGGCTTGATGGTGTTCTTCGGCATGGACCCGATACCACGGGCGATGCCGCCGGAGTCGAAAGACTCCGCGTGCAGGTGGTTGAAGTGGCCAGGGACCCGCCACAGCACCTTGAAGCCCTGCGCCTTGAGCGACCCGGCGATGCGGTCGAAGAACGACTTCTCGGTGGCGTTCTCTCCACCGGGCCCGTAGTTCACGTCGATCGCCCGGCCCTCGTAGTGCCCGCGACCCTTGTGGACCGGGTGCACGCCACCGAACGCCGGGTGCTCCGAGACGCGCGCACCCAGACTCTGCAGGTAACGGCCGAGAGCCACGATGCTGCCCGAGGGGGCGCGACCGGTGGTGCCGGTGAAGGTGCCGGACCCCTCCAGGCTGCGGGCGGCGGCCGTGTTCACCGACTTGGCGAGATCACTGACCGCTCCCTGCCACCCAGTCGCCAGCGCCTGCGACCCTGCGTTCATCTGCGCCGCGAGGTCGCGGAAGATCGCCGGGTCCGGCACCGAGGCCGAACCAACGAGGCCACCGCGGGCGTAACCCGGCAAGCCGGCGAGGCTGGCGAGGTTCTTCACGCCCAACCGCTGGACGGCCTCCTTGGGGAAGACGAACTCCCCACCATGGACGACGCCCTTCGGCTCGAACTTCCCGCCATCGCCGGTGTAGCCGCCGGACCAGAACTGCTTGCGCACCCGCGCCGCCGCCTCAGACGGATTCACGCCCTGCTTCACCAGGTACGACGCAGCCTCGTCTAGCTGCGCCGTGATCCTGACGTCGCGGTCCCGGATGCCCCCGAGGGCGCCGTTGACGTCGTCGCGGAACTTGCTGAACTTATCGGCAGCGGTCTTGAGCCTGTCGCCCAGGCCGGGAACCCAGCCGAATGCGTCAGCCGCGCCCTGAATGACCTTGCCGACCATCTCGAGGAACTTGTCGATCACCGCCTGGATGCCCGCCCGCGCGGCGGCCTGCACCGCAGTCCAGACGGCCGCCAAGCGGTCCCGCATCTCCTCAAAGCGGCGCCACGCGTCGATGACCGCAACGACGAGGTTGACGAGGACCGGCTTGAGGTAGTCATTCCAAGCGGTCTGCGCCGCGGACTGGATGGCCCGCCATGTGCCCTGGACAATGTCGCGGAACGTCTCACTGTTCTTGTAGGCGATGATCACGCCGGCGACCAGGGCCGCGACCGCCGCGATGACCAGGCCGATGGGGTTCGCGGTCAAGGCCGCGTTCAGCAGCCACTGCGCGCCCGTCCAGACGGTCGTCGCCGCAGAGGCGGCGCCCTGCGCGACGGTGCTGGCGATCGTTGCCGTCGTGGCGCGCAGGCGGGTCAGGAGGCTCGTGTTCTCCGCGGCCGTGGCTCCCGCCGTGGCGGCGGTGCCGACGGTCGTCGCCCCGCTGTTCAGCGCCAGCGCCGCAGTGTTCGCCGACAGGGCGGCCGTGTGTCGCTGGTTGGACACGATCTCGGCGATGCGCAGCGGAACCGCGGCAGCGGCGGCGAGGTTGGATGCGGCCTGCGCCACCTTGAAGGCGATGAACGCCCCCACCAGCAGCGGCATGAACTGGACGAGCGTGTCGACGTGCTCGGCGAAGAACCCGAGGACGGTCGCCGCAGCGCCAGTGGTCACGCTCAGGGACGGCATCTGGGAGATGAACGCCTGCACGGCCGGGAGTAGCGCCTGGGTCGACTCAAAGATCGACCCGAAGGACGCCGACAGCTGCTCGCCGTCTCCGGAGGCGAAGAAGTCTCGGGCACCCTGGATGAGCCCGGAGAAGTCGATGCCTAGGACCGTCTCGCGGACGGTGAACAGGAAGTCAACGAACGCGGAGTCTTCCTCCATGCCGAAGATCGGCCCGGAGAAGTCGCCCTTGGCGAGGATGTCGTAGACGCCGATCAGGCCTTCGCGTAGATCGAACAGAAAGTCGACCGCGCCCGAGTCCTCGGTCCAGCCGAACGCCTCGGTGAGCTTGCCGTTGAAGTCGCCCTTGACGAGCAAGTCGAACAGCCCTTGCGCGCCAACGCCGATACGCGTGAACATGTCCGCCGCCGCAGGCCCGTACCGGTCGACCATCCCGGACAGCGCCGGGAGGACGCTGCCCGTGACGACCCCAGCCAAGGCGGTCATCGTCGGCAGGAGCAGGTCGCCGATCTTCGCCTTGAGGTCTGCGACCTGGGCGCCAGCGATGCGCTGCTGGTTCGCCAGGCCGGCGGAGGTCTCCGCGAAATCCCCGGCCGCCGCCGCGCCATCGCGTTGGATGATCGCAAGGGTGGCGGTCGCCTTCTCCTGTGCAGTGAGCTCCTTGGCGACGGTCTTGCCGGTCATCGCCATGGCTTCTTGCTCGACGCGAGCGGCGTTGATGTTGGGGATCAGCGCCTGCAGGCTGTCGTACTCCCCGCGCAGCGCCCCGCCGATCCGCTCCAGCACATCGGAGGGGTCGACGTTGTTGAACGAGCCGAGGTCCGCAGCCGTCTGGATCAGACCCTTGGAGGCCGTGGCGGCGGCCTCGCCTGTGAACCCGAGCTGCTGAAACATGTTGCCGTACTGCGCGGCCGCCCCAAGTGCCGCCGACTGCGACAGCCCAAACGCCTTCGCCGAGGTGCGCGACCACTTCTCGATGTCCGCGGCGTTGGCCCCGAAGATGTTCTGGGACTTGCTCAGCGTCTCGTTCAGGTCAGACGCCTGGGAGACGGAGTCCTTGAGGAAGCTGCCGACCTTCGCGGAGGCGAAAATCGCCCCCGCCAGGGCGGCGGCCTTCTTCAGGGCCGGCGCGAGCCCACCCTCGACGTCCTTGGAGAAGTTCTTGGTGTCGGGGCGGACCTCCACGAAAGCGGTGCCGATCAGGGCCACGTTCCACCCCCTCGGCTATGGGTTCTGCGCACGGGCGGCGCTACGGTCCGGGAATGAAGCGCACTGCAGCCCTCGCCGCCGCCTGCCTGATGTCCGCGACGCTCCTGGCCGGATGCTCGAGCGAACCCGACCTAGCGGCCTGCGAGGACGCCATGCGCGAGCAGTTCTCGGAGTCCATGTCCGAGCCCAGCGCCGCAGAAGGGGAGCGGCCCGAGGAGTGCGAGGGCGTCTCCGACGCCGACCTTGAGGAGATCGCCGGGAACGTCATTGCAGACGCGCTCGATGGCTAGGCCGTAACGACGTCACCCGCCAAGGAGTCGAACTCATCCGTCTCCACCGGGCCACGAACACCCGCACCCGCCGCCTCGCGCCAGTTGTCCCACTCCTCCTCGCCCCAGTTGTCGCTCAACTGGGCGAGGCAGAAGGACAGGTAGAGCGGCAGGGGGAGGTCTAGGAGGCGCGGCGGCCGAGGTTCACAACCACCTGGCGCACCGGCTCGCTCGGCTCCTCGTCCTCGGGTTCCTCCACGTGCGCCTGCGGCTCCGGGGCAGCCGGCCGCGACCCACTTGCCTTCAAGCCACGCGTACTCCTCGACCGCGACGGAGGCGAGGCTGGCTGCTGCTTGGTAGGGAAACCCGACAGGGCCTCCATACATGCGCCCAAGGCCGGGAGCAGCGCGTCGTCTGCTGAGTCGACGGTCCGCAGATGCTTGCGGAACCGCTGGTACTCCTTGCGGCCTGCGGGGACGTGGTCCCCGAAGGCCGCCCGGAAGATGTCCGCCAGCAGGGCGGCGCCGTCCGCGCTGGTCGAGTCCACGTCCGCGGCGCGGGCGATCTCGGAGATGTCCAGGGGCGTCAGACGCCCATGGAGAGTGAACGTCTCGCCACCGATCACGGCGGTCGGCAGGTCACCGCTCACGTCGGCGGCGGCCTGGTCGAAAGCGGTCACACCGTCACCGGGTTGCCGACGAGGGAGGCGTCCGTGATCCGAGCGAAGATCTTCTTGCCCGTCTCGGGCTTCTCCACCGCGAACTCCACCGGCACCAGGGTCTTCGTGGCGCCCTTGCGGCGTGCCATCTCGAGGTTGCCGGTGTTGAAGCACTGACGCCACACCCACCGCTCCGCGCCCGACTCCGCCTGGTGGCCGAGCATGATGCGGACCTCGGCGCCGAGGTCCGGCGGCTCGAACACGATCGCGGCACCCGTCTCCGGGTCCACGATGTTGCTCACCCCGCCATTCAGGGCCATCTGCAGGTTGCGCTGCGTCGGCTCTGCGAGGGAGAACGCCACCGATGCCGTGCGACCCGTGATGACCGTGTAGACGGGCTCCAGCTCCTCGGCGACCTCGATGGGCTCCGAGGACACGCTGTAGGAGAAGGACGAGCCGTCCTCGGTGTAGCCGAGCGCAATCCAGCCCGACGGCCACGGCTCGGTCAGCGACGCGATAGTCGTCTCCGGCTCGGCGGTGCCGATCGCCGCCGCGTAGAGGGTGCCGGGGCCGATCGTCTTGCGGATGGGGGTCGAGTTGCCGCGAGCCATGGCGCTTCTCCAGTTCCTACAGGTTGAGGTCTTCGTCGAGAGCGGGGCGAAGGTGGGGCTGGGGCGGGAACCGCTCAGTCCCCAGCTCCTGAAAGGCGAGATAAAAGCCAGGGCCCTGGTAGCCGACGCGCACGTACGCGCCGTCGGAGTCGGTGTCGACCTCGTGGTCGATGTGCGAGGCGCCGAAGCCGGTGCGCTTGGGTGCGTACGCCTTCGCGAGCTCGGCCTTCGCCTCGCCCACGACATCAAGGAAGTCGAGCGCCTCGGGGCCGGTGAAGAGGTCTTCGAGTGCCCCGTCGTCGGGCTCGAAGCGGAACCCGTCGCTAGGCATCGGACTCGTCCGCCGGCGGCTCCTGCGCGTCCCTGGCGGCCTTCGTGCCGGGATTCGCGACGTCGGTCCAGCCGTTCGCCTCGGCATCTCGGCGCAGCACCCGCTCGCCCTTGTAGTGCGCGCGCACCGACCCGATCCACAGGTCTTCGGTCGCCACGACGTGCTCGGACTTGCTCATGGGGCCTCCACCGGGTCGAGGGCGTACAGGAGCAGGTCGACGAGGACGATCTGGCGGGGCCGCTTGGTGTCCGGGTCTGGTGCCGGGAAGGAGTTCGTCACGTCCGCACTGATGACCTCAGCGGTGGCTCGCGCGCCGGGGAGGTCCTCAAGAGAAGCGACGACGTCGCGAGCGGTGTCCATCGCGGCCTTCTCGCCCTTGAGGTCGGCCCAGCACTCGACCTGCATGCGGGCCCGCCACTCCTCGGGGCCCGTCCTGCGGTTCGTCGTGCACGAGTAGCGGATCGCGGGAAGCGTTGCGTTCAGCGACTCCGACGAGCGGGTGCCGACGCGACGCTTCACCAGCGGATGCGTACGCAGGTGGGCGCCGACGATGAGGCTCGGGTCGGGCATGAGGGCGTCGGCCACGGCTCAGCTCCCGATGCGCACGATGGTGAACTCGCAGTGGTGCGGCACGCCGCGCCGCTTGAACAGCCCGACCTCGCCGGACACCTCGTGCAGGGCGCCGCCCCACTCGATGCGGGCCGTGGCCGCGATCTGCGCCGGGGGGCAGTGGACCGTCCAGGATGTGATGGTCACCTGCCGCTGGTCGGTCAGCTCCTGCGTGCCGGCGGGCTGCACGGTGGCCGGAAGGGTCGCGCGGGTGGCGGCATCCCAGTCCTGCTTGGTGTTGCCGGTGTACTCGTCTTGCGCCTCGGCGGCGGCTACGACGACGACCTCGTCGTAGTACCTCACGCGCGCACGCCTGGCCGGATGGTGAACGCCCCGGTGGGGGCTACGGCGCCCCGCACCCCTGGTAGCAGCGCGATGATGCGCCGCTCGTCAGCGGTGATGAGCGAACCACCATCGGCGTCGAAGTAGGACTCCGACTCCGACCCCGTCGCCCACGACCGCACGCTCGTCGGGTTGGAGTAGATGCGGGTCGCGACGCTGATGGCCACCACATGCAGCCCCGCCCAGGCGGCCTCAAGTACAGGGTTGCCGTACTCGATCCGCACCAGGGCGTCGGCCCGAGCCGCCGCTGATGCCGCCCGGATCGGGTCTGGCACCTCGGCGAAGCTCGCGGCTAGATCATCCGCCGTGACGAGTTCCGACTGAGCGCCTGACGGAATGGGCATGTGCTTCCTCCCGCCAAGTGTCGGTGGCCAGGGGAGGGGGAGAGGGGCGCGGCGCCCCTCTCCCCCTGCGCCCTCGGCTGCTAGCTGGAGCGGTCAGAACCGCTGCCGTGGCGCCCGGAGCCGCCCGCGGGCGGCTCCTCCCAGGCGTTCGGGTTCGTGATCGCCTTCTCGGCCCACTTCGGGATGTCGTCCTCCGGACCGAACGTGTGCGACTGCCCGTTCTCGTCCAGGACGTGCACGAAGGTCGCGAGCTTGCTCACGCGACGTCCGCCACGAACAGGCGGCGCGGGTTCTCCAGCACCGGCATGCCGACGGCGTCCACGAACGTGAACTGTCGGAACGGGGGGCCCTCCTTGATGACGACCCCCACGATGCCGGGGGCGTCGGAGAACGACAGGTCCGTCTGCGCGGCGTTGACGAGCTCCAGGCCCGTCGCGGTCACGCCCCACGCCGTGTAGCCGACGTTGTCGCCGTGGATGATCACCCGGTCGTCGGGGATGACGCGGGTGGTCACGCCATCTACGTCGACCGCCGAGTCGTAGACCAGGGTGACCGGCGGCAGCCCGTACGCGGCCAGCGCCGCGTCCAGGGCCGGGCGGGTCACCAGGCCGGGGGCGCCCACCAGCGACGCCGACAGGGTGCGGATCTCCGCGTTCTGCAGCATGTAGTTCAGGACGCGGGTGGAGATCACCATGCCCGTGGGGCGCGAGCCGTTGCTGGCGACGTAGGTGTTCACCCATGACGTCAGGTCCGCGATGATCGTCGCCGAGGCGATTGTCGACCACGGCGTCGCCGCCGTCACGATGTGCCCCGCCGGGACGCCGAAGTCGGCCTCCATCGTCAGGTTGCCCTCGCCGGCGAGCGTGAACTTGCCGTCGGTGAGGACGTCGCCGCGGGCCTGCTCCATGCGGGCCCGCACCTCGAGGGTGAGGTTCGTGGCGTCGTCGTAGATCGCGTCCACGATCGCGCTGTTGTTCGTGCCGCCCAGGCGGGCGAACTCCAGCTGAAGGCGCTCCAGCTCACCAACGCTCAGGGACGACGAAAGCGGGGGCAGCTTGACCTGCTTGGTGGTGACCGCGTTGCGCTCGGACACGTGCAGACGCGCGTCGAAGGCGCGGAAGCGGGCCGTGCGGTTGGTGCGGGTCAGCTCCGACAGGTCGACCGTGTTGCGGTTGAGCACGCGGTCCGGCAGGAGCAGGTTCAGCACCTGGTCGGAAGGGGAGGGGACGTCCCGCACGAAGGCGGTCAGGGCGTCGGGGGTGACGGGACCGTCGAAGACGATGGCCATGAGTCAGTCCTTCCGGCTCAGGCGGTGAAGTGGATGAGGGGAAGGGCCGCCGCGCCGCCGGCCCCGAGGGACCCGGCGCCGGACTGGAACGGCAGGCGTGCCGTCTTCACGAACCCGTGGACGACCAGCGCACCACCGACCTTGGAGGTCGCCGACGGGATGCGCAGGGAGCCGAAGAGGATCCCGGCCGCAGCGCCGCTGCCCGAGTAGGGGCCGCCGTTGGTGCCGATGACGGTCCCGGACGGCAGGTAGCCGTTCGGGTAGTGCGTGCCCGCGGTGAACAGGGACGCGTCGATGGTGATGCCGGGGTTGGTGCCAGGCTCGGTGCCGTGCGGGCTCAGGAGCCACGACCGCTTCTCTGCCTGGTAGCCCACGGTGCTGACGGAGATGTCAGTCATGGTCTTCCTCTCTCAGGTGGAGCGGTCGGGGGGTCCGATCCGCTGGATCAGTTCTTGCCGGCCCTGTCGCCGAAGCGGCGCAGGGCCTCGGCCTTGCCGTCGGCGCTGCCGCCGGTCGGCGTGCCGGCACGCGCACCCTGTGAGGGGTCCGGGCGCGGAGCGGGAGGGGCGGCCGAAGCCGCGGACAGCGCCGCGATGCGGGTCGCGCGGGCCTCGAGCTGCTCCTCGGTGCCGGTGCCCAGCAGGTCCAGGTCGTCCTCGGACAGTCGGTGCTTGGCGGCGATGCGGAAGCGCAGGGCGTCTGAGCGCGCCACTTCGACCTCGCGCTGGCTGGCGGCCACCTGGTCGGCGAGCCGCTGCTGCTCGGTCTTCTGCGACTCCACGTAGGCGTCGTAGTCCTTCGCCTTCTGGGCGTTCTCCTTGGCGCGGGCCTCGTTGGTGCGGGCCTGCTGCTTCCAGAAGTCCACCGTGTCGGTGGGCTTGGGATCCGGCGCCGAAGGGTCGCCCGTTGCGGGCGGGGTCGGCGCGGGGGTGGGCTCGCTCATGTGCTGCTCCCGTTGCGGGATCGGTCCGGCCCCGTTGCGGGTCCGGGACAACTAGGTGTGCTGGGTCATGAGGTTGTTGACACCTCAGGACTCGGGCTCGACGTGTCGCCGGGCTGCCTCGCGGCGCAGGACTGACAGGACGCCGGGGTTGCTCATGCCGACGCGGGCCGCGATCTCGCGGAGGCTGGCGCCCTTCTCGTGGGCGTCCCAGATCAGGTCGTCGCGCTTGGTGCGCCACTCGTCGAGCCGCTTGGCCGCTGCTGCGAGGTCTCTCGCGAGTTGCGGGTCCAGGGGCACGCTAAGCACGTTAGCGGCTGTACTCATGGCCGGGCATACCTCCCGTCAAGTCCTGGCGTCATGTCCACCATCCGCCGACCATCCGGCTGATCTCCGCGCGGTGCTGGGTGAAGTAGTGCCGCTCCATCGCGTCGTGCGCTGACCGTGCGTCGGCGGCCTGCTCCGTGTGCTGGCATCGGGCGACGAAGAAGCAGTGGACGGTGATGAGGTCGAACAGCGCCTCGCTCACGGAGTCGCCTTCTGGGCCAAGCGGCGGCCAACGTCACGGAGCCCGGCGGCGGCCGAGGTGAACGCTTGCCGGACGGCCAGGGGCAGGGCCCGATCTGCCGCCAGGGCGTCCATCTGCGTGGCCGCTTCTTCGAGCGCCTCCTGCCTGCCTTGCTCACGCCCGGCTTCCCAGCCGAGGGTCCAAGCGCGAACCTGCTCGGGCGTGTTTTCGATGTGGCCTTGCGCTCGTCCGGTCACCGCTGCCACCAGCGCTTCCGGCCGCCCAGGGCAATGGTGAGGATCGTGTCCCACTGCTGCCTGTGCCAGTCCACGTGAGCCTCGATGTTGCTCGGCGGTACCGCTGCGCCACAGCCGGGGCATGCGAGAAGCGCGGCTCGCCGCCCGGACTCAATCGGTTGCCACGGCAGCGCCCACGCGGCGCGGCCCTCTGGCGCATTGACGTTGTCGGGCGCACGACGGACGCCGGATGGATTGAGGTTCGTCATCAGAAGTCCTCGCAGTCGGTGGCGTGAGCGCCTGCCTGCTCGCACTTGTCGCACCAGAAGTCAGGGGCCTGGTGCTCGTGCAGCGGCTGGTCGTTGTCCGGTGCGACACAGTCCGGGTAGGTGGCGCAGGTGCCTGCCGCCCCGGGCGCGTGCGCGGACGCTTCGGCCTCGCACCCATCGCAGAGGTCGCGGCTGGACAGGTACTGGACCGCGTCGCCGCACTCCCGGCACTGGCGCTCGTCCGTCGGCTCGGAGGCCAGGCGGTCAGCGCGGTCGCGGAGCCAGTCGACGCCCGTCTCGCCGTACAGCAGGTCGCCGGGCTCGGCCGCATCCCAAGCGTCAGCGGCGGCGCGGAGGGCGCGAGCCCCTGCCTCCCGGTCACTGGCTTCGCTCATCAGGATCCCTGCTGGTCAACGGCCACTGCGACCTGCGCGACGGCAGCCAGGTCCGCAACGATCTGGTCGTCGACGCTGGTGTTGTCCCATGCCTCCAGGTAGAGGCGGCACCGGTTGGCCAACTCCATCCGCACCATCAGTTTGCGGGTCGCCAGGCTCAGTTCCTTGTCCATGCTCACTCCTTCGTCGGTGCTCACTATGTTAGCGTTTCGGTGCTAACTAAGCAAGCACTAGCGAAGGTCGTGACCTGGCTGGACACCGGAACGCGCCCCTCAGTCCCGAGGGTCGGCGACGCCTGTGTCTGCGGATCGACGGCGGGCGCCCCATCGCCCACGTCGCGGCCGAGTCCGGGGTCTCGCGCGCCACGCTGAGCAAGTGGTACGCCCGCTGGCAGCGGTTCGGCGAGGTCGGCCTAGAAGACCGCTCCTCGCGGCCAGCGCGCTCCCCATCGGCCATCGAGGACGACGTCGTGACCGCCATCCTGGAACTGCGCCGGGCCGAGAAGTGGGGCAAGGCGCGGATCGCCGCGCACCTGAACAGCGTGGGCATCGAGGTCTCCGACGCCACCGTCCAGCGCACCCTCGCCCGCCACGGCATCAGCCGCGTCCGGGACATGGACCCGCCCACTGGGGAACTCGCCCGCGTCATCCGCTACGAGCACCAGGCGCCCGGCGAGATGATCCACGTCGACATCAAGAAGGTCGGGAAGATCCCCGCCGGTGGCGGGTGGGCCGTTCACGGCCAGGGGTCGGAGCAGCACAAGGCGTCAAAGCGGAAGGGCAGCGGAACCGGACGGATCGGCAACGCTTACCTGCACAGCGCCGTCGACGACTACTCGCGCCTGGCCTACACCGAGGTCCTCGAAGACGAGAAGGGCGTCACGGCCGCCGACTTCTGGCTCCGCTCAGCGCTGTTCTTTGGCGACTTCGGCATCGAGAGCATCCGCCGGTGCCTGACTGACAACGGCTCCTGCTACCGCTCACGCGCATTCGCCGCCGCACTCGAAGAGACCGGTACGGTGCACAAGCGGACCCGGCCCTACTCACCGAAGACCAACGGGAAGGTCGAGCGCTACAACCAGACGATGTCGAAGGAGTGGCTGCGCCGCCGCGCCTACGCCAGCGAGGCCGAGCGGACCGAGGCTCTGGCGGAGTTTCTGAACTACTACAACCACGAGCGGCCCCACTCGGCGCTCGGCTACCGGCCTCCGATCAGCCGGACCCTCGTGGTCGGGCCCCGGGTCGAGTCTCAGGTGATCGCGCTGCCCGAGACCGAGCCCGAGTGGTCCCTCTTCGACGTCTGACCGTCAACAAGGTCATGACCCACTACAACTAGGGGGCGAGGTAGCCGTTCTGGCGCAGCAGCGTCAGGGCGTCCTCGCGGTCGCTCGCGTAGCGGTAGATCGCATCCACCGTGGGGCGGGTGTTCGCTCGCGCCAGGCCCGCGGCGCGGCGCGCCCGGTTGGCGACACCGCGCTTCGTCGTGCCCTCGAGCGTGTACATGCCGCCGGCCGATCGGCCCCGGTCGGCGTTCACGACCTGGAGTGGGTCGGCGCCGTCGGCAACCGCCTGGCGTTGCGCTGCGCGGAGCCCCGTGACGCGACCCTCGGAGAACAGTCGCGCCGGATCCGTGGCGACCTCGCCAAGCCCGGACTCCACGCACGGCAAGTGGAAACAGTCGCAGCGGGGGTGACGCAGGAAGCCGTCGTTGAAGCGGAACCACTTGCCCGCCAGGATCGCGCAGCGGGTGCAGCACGGCGGGTTCACTGCCCGCGTCCAGCCCACCCGAGGGCGAGCCGCCACCGCCACCGACGCTGCAGCACGGCCGGCGTCCGTCACCTGCGTGCGGACCGCCATCTCCAGCCACGCCGCACCGGCAGACAGCGCCCGCTCCGGGGCCACCGTGCCGACCGACGCTGCCTTCGACGTCGTCACCGCCCCGTACAGCAGGGAGTCCAACGGGCGCCCATCCGAGGCGACGCCCGCGAACGCCTCCGGCGCAACCTCCGCCAGCGCGTCCACGGCCACGCCCTGCTGCTCGAGCGCAGCCGGCACGTACGCAGCACCCGAGCGGGCCGCGGCGCCCTGTGCGGCGCCCACCAGACCGACGAGCAGTGGTCCCACCGTGCGCCACGAGGCATCGAAGTCCGGACCCATCCGGCCCCACGCGGCAGTAGCGGCCGCCATCGTGACCAGCTGCACCCGCTGAACCTGCCGGTAGTGCGAGGCCGCGGCCTCAGGCAGGGGCATCGGCCCGGACCGGCTCGCTCGGAGACGTCAAGTCGGTCAACGTCCGCGTGGCCTGCCGGACCGCCGTCACGGCCGGATCGGACTCAGCCGACTCCTCGTCGTACTGCCGGGCCCGCTCCCGCTTCGCCCGCGACCAGCCGAGCTCCTCGCGAGCCATCTCCAGCGGCATCAGGTACTTGCCGTTCACCTGGACCGACGCGAGCTTCGTCACCGCGTCCGCCTGCTGCGCGCGCGTCGGGGTCTCCGGGTTACGCCACACCGTCTCCATGCGCGCCAGCTCCGGGCGCCACACACCGTCGATGATCCGGCGCACGAACCGGTTGCCCAGTTCCCACGAGCCACCGAGGGTCCGGTGCTTGCGGTAGGCGTTCATGATCAGGCGCGTTTCGTCCGCGACGATGCTGCCCTCGGTCGGAGGGTTCGTCGTGTACTGCCCGTAGAACCGCGTCGGCAGCCCCGAGACGCCACTGGCGAGGTTCGCGTAGTGGTTCACGATGGTCTCGAAGTTCTTGAGGTCAGCGGCATCGAACTGCCCGACCTTGGCGTCGTTGTTCTGCAGCGCCCACACTGCGCCGAAGTACGTCTCCCACTGCGTGACCGGGTTCCCGTCCTGGTCGACGAAGTCCTTCGGCGCAGCCCCCAGCACGTACCGCTGAGGCACCGCCAGCACCTCGGTCGCGACCTGCGCGTTCGTCAGTGCCCGGCACGCCGCGTCCGTGAGTGAGATGACGTCCGCCATCTCGCTCAGCCCGTACCGGCGCTTGAGCCGGGACCGGTTCACCAGCGGCACCACCGGAACCCGGCCAAGCCTGTGCTCGTCGCGGTCAACCTCGGCCCAGCCGCGGGTCGAACCCGAGCGCTCCAGCCAGATCGTCTCGTTCGGCAGGTACAGCGTCGCGTACTCCGCCGTCGGCCCCTGGCCCTGCAGCGTGCGCGTCTTGCGCAGCGCCGCGCTCACCCACCGGGTGCGTGGGTCGATCTCATGGGTCACCTCGAGCGGGGACTCCACCGTCACCAGGGGCATGTCTGGGTCCGGGTCCTCGGGGGACCGCGACCCGATGCAGATGTAGGACCGCCCGAAGATCATGGCGTCCAGGTGGGCCTGCTGGGACTCCTCGTCCAGGCCGTTCGCCTGCCAGATCGCCCACAGGTCGTCGTCCAGGTCGTCCGAGCCGGCGAGGCGGAAGCCTTCGATGTCGCACCGCTGCTCGACAGAGTCCACGGTGATCCGCGGCCAGTTCACCGTCGTGATGAATCGCTCAAGCTCGGGCGGGACCGCAAGCCCCAGGGTCTCCAGTCGGTGGATGCCCTCGTAGTAGGCATCCAGGGCCAGGAGCGGGTTCCGGTCGCGACCCATCTGCCCCGACAGCCGATTGAAGGTCGCCGCCTCGTCGTCGGACAGCGCCACGACGGCCACCCCCTACCGTCGAAAGATGATGACCCTGGTGTCGGACTTCGCGCCCCAGCCGGCCGCCATGGCGTCGGCGCGAGCCTCGAGGGCGAGCGCGTCGCCGACCACGGAGTCGATCTTGCGGGCGCTGTTGGGGTTCTCCTTGCGGACCAGCCGGTGCTGGCCCTTGCGGCGCACGTAGACGTTGCCGTAGTGCTCTGCGGCCAGCGGGTCCGCGTCGTGCCAGATCTCGCCCGTCACGAAGCCCGTGTGAAGGCGGTCCAGCGCCGCGCCCATCGCCACCTCGCGGCGCGTCTCCCAGGAGATGACGCGGTCGCCGAACTCCTCGGCCAGGGCGTCGATGTCGCTGCGCCACTCGTGCGGGTCGAAGTAGCCGCGGACCACGTCGTAGCGCCCGAACGCCTCACGAATCGTCGCCAGGACATCCGAGCGCGGGACCTCCCAGCCGATGCCAGCAGCACCCTCCGGCTTCGGCCACGCACCGATCCGGAACAGGAACCCATCCGACATGCGGCAGCCCCGCAGAACCGTCGTGTCGTCGTTGAGGCTGCCGTCGAAGCCGAGCGTGATCGGCTCACCAGGATCCACCACCGCGGACGGGCGCGGGCGGTCATCGCCCTCGGCCGGCTCGGCACTGACGTCCTGGCGGGCATGGACGTCCTTGGCGATCCAGGCGTCCACTGTGCTCATCGGCCGATTCAGGAAGTAGCGGGCCGCCGTCGCCTCATCCGGGCACGAACGCGGGTCACACATCTCCCGGTACAGCCGCGGCAGATCCATCCACCCCGCAGCGGCGCCGTACACCTGCCGCAGCTGCGCCATGGTGTGCGGCTCGTCGGTGATGTCGATGCGACCCTTGGCTTCGCGGTGGTCCACCAGGATCGTCGACGCGAGCTCGCCCTTGCGCCAGGCGGTCAGCGTCTCCTCGAAGATGGACTGCTCGCCGGGGCGGTACGCCGTCGAAGTCTGCAGCATCCAGGGCTGGGAACCCATCCGCTTACCCAGGTTGCGCCGCACCGTGCCGTACATGTTCTTGAGCTCGCGCAGCACGTACAGGTGCGTCTCGTCGGCGACGACGAATGTCTCCTTGCCGCCATCCTTCGAGGCGCTGCCCGCGGTGCAGGCCCGGATCTCCCCACCGTGCGGCAGGTAGATCGCCGTCGCCGACTGGTACTGCCGGATGCCGCTGACGCCACCGAAGACTTCCGGGAAGGCGTCTGGGCCCCATTCGCCGGCGATGAACGCCACGTTCTCGAACGTGTTGCCCGCCTGCGACTCCTCGGTCGCGAGGCACTTGATGAGCGGGGACACCACCGGGCGACCAACCGGCTGCCCCTCGGCACTCCAGCCGTCGAAGCGCACCGGGCCGAACGCCTCCGCGACCGCGATGTGGCCGGCGGTCTCGCTCTTGGCGCGCCCCTTCGCCCGGGACAGCACGCCCTCGTCGTAGACGCGGCGGCCCGTCTTCGGGTCGATGCGGTACGCCTCGATGAGGAACTCGCGCATCTCGTCGTCGTAGTCCAGGGCCTCGCCCTGGACGTCACCCGGGCCGTGCACCTCGAACTCATGGATCCAGTCGAGCACCTCGTAGCCCAGGGACGGGACGTGGCCGTCGAACAGCGGGCCGCCCCAGCTCACGAGGACTTGGCCGCCCGAGCCCGGTCCAGGCTCGACACCTTCGAGGGCGCCTGGGTCCCGCGCAAGGGGCGCTTCTGGGGGCGCTTCCCGGTCGCGTCGTCCGGGAGCCGCAGAGCGGCGACCAGGCGAGCCAACAGGGCCGCCTGCTGACGGACCTCACCGAACAACGGGTGAGTCATCGGACCTGCGCGACCCTCGACCACCGGGTCGACCTGGGCGGCCATCGTCTCCAGCAGCTCCACGCGGTCAGCAGTGCGGCAGGCGCTCAGCGCCACCTCGCGACGGGGGTCGTCCTCGTGGGTCAGCGACGCATCCTGGGCCAGCAGCGAGCCCCACAGGCGCTCTCCGCGGGCACTCAGGCCAGCCGGAGCGTCACTCATGGTCACCGCCTCCATGCGCGTACGGGATGAACCGAGGGGTCTGGACTGCGAGGCACCTCTCCGGCGGTCCGGAGGTGATCATGGTCGAGGGGGGTCCCCCCACCCTGCGTGACCATCAACGCCAGCCGGTCACGCTCAGCGACCGGGCGCCCATGCCTTGCCGTGACTGGCGAGCCCCGCGGCGCGCAGGTTGCAGCTACTCACGTGCTCGGGGCCGCCGTAGGTGCTGCGGTCGACGCCGTGCCCGAGGTGCCATGCCTGTCCGGGTGCGATCAGCTCGTTGCATCGCCAGCAGGTGACCGCGCCGGCGGCAACGCGGGGAGCCCACTGCAGCCGGAGCCTGTCGTGCTCGGCGTCGTAGCCGCGGGCCTGTCGTCGTCCACGCTTGGCGTCGGCCTCGCGCGCATGGTCCACGCAGCGGCCCGAGTCGACGAGCACGGGGCACCCGGCCTGCGAGCACACCCGCTTAGCCCTGCCCATCGCGCGCCTCTAGCCACGCATCCAGCAGCGGGTCGGTGACTGCTGTCCTGACGGCGCGGTCCTTGGCGTCGACCACGGGGAAGGTGCGCGTCGCCTGTTCGAGCGCTTCGCGGATGTCGTGGGTGGCGACGTCCATGGCGCCTCCCAAGCCTGCGGGCTAGCCGACCTCGGGGGACGTTGTCGTGCGCGCCCAGCCAGCCCGGCGCGTGTCGCCCGTGGTGCTTACCCGGCTGTCCGGGCTAGCCACGTGTGGTGCCCCGCTCTTCCGGCGTCACCGGTCACCGCGGGGCCTGGGTGGTGGGTGGGATGGCCGGCTTGAGCCGGATACCCGGGTGTCGAGGTTGCCCACGACAGACGGCCACTCCCTGCGAGGTGGCCCGCCGCCCGTTTTCGGGGTCGGCGGAACTACCAGGTGTCACACACTAGGTGATCGGGCGGTCACTCGCCAGCATTCCGTGCAGAGTCGTCACGTCGCGAGTTCGCCTTCCAGGATCTCGACCGGGCGCCATTCAGTTCGCCCGTCCGGGTAGCGAGCGGTGGCGCCATAGCGGCGCATGAGGTCCACGCTGATGTCGGCCATGGAGTAGATACCCGACGCCTGGAAAGAGTGGGCGATGGCCCATCCATCCAGGGTGACCTCATCCAGGACAGCGCCATCCCAGTCGGCTGGCACATCGGCGGTGATCGTCCCTTGGCGCATGACCACAGGGGTGGCGCGTGGGCGCCCTTGGCGCAGCCAGTTCCACACCTCGCGGACTGTAGGCCGCTTGGAGCCGACCACGAGCGACAGGTGACCCACAGGGCCGTCCGGCAGGCGGATGTAGCGACCTGATCGAGCAGCGAACTCGTCGATGTCCTTCATGCCCCGATCCTCTCCGCCTCGCGCTCGATGTACCAGGCCGTCACGTCGACCCGGTCATACTTCCCCTCGGTCGCCTTGACCTTCTCGGGGTAGCGGCTGGCCCACTTGCGGATGGTGGCGGGCTGGATGCT